TTTATAAGTTAGGAGGTATATACTATGTATAGTGCTGTTGAGGTGGCAAAGTACATTATATGGTATTGCAAAAGACAGGGATATTCGATTAGTAATTTAAAATTGCAAAAAATTTTGTATTTTGTTCAAGCAAGTTTTTTAGTAAATCAGGGCAAACCTTGTTTTTATGAAGCCATAGAAGCATGGGATTTTGGACCAGTTGTTCCAGAAGTTTATCATGAATTTAAAATTTTTGGTGGTGGAAATATTTCTGGATTTGGATGTGAAGACGCTGAAAAAGCAATTACTTATTTGGATCGCCAGCTTATTAATGATATGGTTGATGAATGCGCTGCGTATTCCGCATCATCATTAGTTGAAATAACACACAATCAAGATCCATGGAAAAATACTTATCAAAGAGGATGTAATAATACGATAAGTAATTCTAGAATAAAGGCATATTTTGAAGAGGACTAATAAATAGATGAAATTAGAAAACTGGGGAAAACAAAGCTTAGAAAATTATAAGCCGACAGAAGATCATATTTCAAATATGTCTAAAGCGATGGATTCCTTGTGTGCAATGCTTGCTATAGATGCATCAGATTTCAAAAAAGATGTATTCTTTAAAGAATTTAAAAAATATATTATTGGAAATAATCGTCTTCTTTATACCAATGTTACCAATACAATTTTTGATAATTATAGTATTGTGGGAACTTTTCAGACAAATTTGGAAAGTGTTATTACATATTCGTATGAAAATATACCAGAAAACAATAAAAGTGATCATGCTAGAGTTCAACGAGCATTGATGAAATTATGGGATCATATCAATTTGGCAATACGGCAATATGAATTATTTAATTTAAGTGATGAACATTATGCTTCCATAGCGGAAGAGAAGATGAAAGATGTTGAAATACGCTTGACTAAAGAAATGAATATGCAATTAATTTCATTGATTGCTATATTTACAGCATTATCATTTATTGTGTTTGGTGGAATAAGTTCTTTAGATAACATTTTTTTGGGAGCGAAAGATATTCCAGTCACTAAATTAATGATTGTTGGAACAATTTGGTGTTTTTGCATTATGAATTTAGTATTTGTATTTATGTTTTTTATTGCAAAAATGACAGGCTTAAATATTAAGTCAACTTCGGACGTAAATGCTAATTGGATTCAGAGGTATCCAATGATTTGGTGGTGCAATTTTGTTTTGATTTCAGTTTTAATACTATCAAGTTGGGCCTATTATACCAAACAAGAAAATATTACGGTTGGACTTTATGGTATATTGAGTAGGCATTCTAGCTTATATTTTTTGTTAGGAACAGTTGCGATTATTTTATTGATTATATTTGGAGCAGTAAGGTTATACAAATTATCAAAATCCAATAAATAATACTCGTAAGTAGGAGTCACCCAGCGTGGCTCCTTTTAATATAAAAATATCATCTTTTAGCATATTTATATTGACATACGGTACACCGTATGATATAATAAATAATGTAAGGAGATGAGATACAGATGAGAGGCGAAAGCCGAAAAAAGAAAAAGTCCGATAGCAAGTTGAAAGCTTGGCTGGCTGAACTGCTAAGGGACTTGATAGTAGGAATTATCCTACTGATTCTAGACAAGCTACTAAAGTAGCGGAGAGGGGCGAAAGCCCTTCTCTTAACCAAAGTATAGCACACTCATCTGTATAAAACAAGAATGAAGGAAATAGTTAGAACTGTGTTGTTTATTTTGTCGATGTTCTTCTTTGCAAGAGCCGGATACTTTGCGATTAAGATCATAGCTTCTTTGTGGGGAGAATATCATGGAAGAAAAGAAGATTAGGCCGCAGGATAAATGGAATGCAAAGGCGGGGCTTATAAGTAAGTCATATAAGCTGAAACGTGAGCTGGTGGATCAGTTTGCTGCAGCCTGTGAAAAGGCAGGCATCAGCCAGGCAGCACAGCTTACCAAAATGATGAACGCATTCATCGAAGAACAGAATAACGAGTAAAGCGGAAAGGGGCATCTGGAAACGGATGCTCTTTTCTGTTGCGTTTCGATGACCAATGGGCTGGCGGGAAAATGTTAAGGTACTTCCCAGGAGGGCGGGGATGTGCGGGGCGGGGAAGGCGCGGCGTTTTTCTCTTTCCAATGGAAATTTTTAGGGTACTTCCTTCCGCTTTTGGCGCTTTATCAGCATGCCAAGTTTAGCAATATAACATATTCGAGAAAAGATGGTGAAAAGCAATGGTGGTAAATCAGAAAGAACTGGCGCAAACCCTTGGAATATCTAGCCGGAGAGTACGTGCTCTAAAAGAAGAAGGACTGTTTGAAACGAGCAAAAGTGGCCGGGGATATAACCTGGAAACATGTGTTCAGGAGTACATTGAATATAAAGTAAATGCGGAACTGGGACGCAGTGCATCTATCTCAAAAGAGAAAGTGCAGGCGGAACATGAAGAGGTGAAAAAACAGATCTCCATTTTGAAGCTGCGCAGGCTCCGCCGTGAGCTTCATGAGGCCGCTGATGTGGAGTATTATCTTTCTGATATGCTGTTGCGCTTTAAAAACCGCCTGCTGGCACTTCCTTCAAAGATCGCCATGGAGGTGTCAGGACTTACTGATACAAATCAGATGATCCAGATCATACAAAAAGATCTGCTGGATACCATGGAAGAACTGTCAGAGTATGATCCGGAAGAGATTGACCAGGGTATAGATGTTGACAGCGTGGAGGGGGATGAGGAAGATGATGACGAAACAGAAGCGTGATAGCGGATGAGCCAGCGAAGCAGATCCAAAGCAAAAACGCTGCATTTATTCCAAAGGACGATACGCAGAGCGCTGCAGCGTCCTGAAGAGCTTACAGTCAGTGAATGGGCAGAAAAATACCGTGTGTTAGATGAATCTTCCAATATCTCCGGAAAATGGTCAAACAGTATCACGCCGTATCTGGTAGGAATTATGGATTCAATCAATGATCCACATATCAGGGAGATCTATTTTTGTAAATCATCTCAGGTAGGCGGCACAGAGGCGCTTATTAATATTTTAGGTTATCTGATCATGGAGGAACCTGCGCCAGCAATGATCGTGTATCCGTCAGATGATCTTGCAAAAGACATATCAAACGATAAGCTAAAGCCTGCATTTCGTTTGATTCCACAGATACGCAAGATCTTTTACGAAAACAGTTCCAAGGAGCTGAGGCTTAAGTTTAAGACCATGGTCTTGTATCTTCGCGGCGCGGGATCCCCTTCAAAACTGGCTTCCAAAGCGATCAAATATTTGTTTTTTGATGAAATTGATAAAATGGGCGGTGCTTCTAAAAAAGAGGCATCGCCTTTTAATCTGGCAATGGAACGAGTTAAAACTTACAAATCCCAAAGCAAGGTATACGCCTGTTCAACCCCTACATTGTCCACCAATTATATTTGGACTCTTCATGACAATGCAGATGAGGTCAGGCATTATTTTGTCCCCTGTCCTCATTGTAGGGAAATGATAGAACTGAAATTTGCCAACATTGTATTCGCTAAGGATGATGAAAAGAAGATGAGTCCATATGACAGGGCAAAGACGGCAGTATTTGTTTGTCCGGAATGTGGATGTGAAATCTTAGACAGCGATAAACCAGCCATGCTTCGTGCGGGCGAATGGAAAGCGGTTAAAAAGCGAGGCATTGGAAGACCGAAGAGCCTGGGATACTGGATCAACTCTCTTTACAGTATCTTTGTCACCTGGGCGGATGTGGCGGAGGAATACTTAAAATCCAAAGATGATCCGGAACTGCTTCAAAACTTTGTCAACTCCTGGCTGGCGGAGGCATGGGAAGACACTAAACTAAAAACCAGTTCCGATATGGTTCTGGAACGCCAGACGGAGCTTCCGAAACTGATCGTTCCGTCCTGGGCGAAAATGCTGACTGCAGGGGTGGATGTGCAGGAAACAAGTCTGTATTATACAATCCGCGCTTTTGGGCTATATACTACCAGTCAGAATATCGCACATGGACAGGTACTGGATTTTTCAGGAATTGAAAGGATCATGGATGGAGAATTTGAAACAGAAGATGGGGGCCATATGGTTGTCAGCCTGGCCCTGATCGACTCTGGTTATCAGGCTGATAACACGTATGATTTTTGTATTGATCATTCAGACTGGGCACTGCCTTGTAAAGGTTCCAGTAATCCCATGAAAAACCGTTATAAGATCAGCAAAGTGGATCAGATAAATTCCAGGGCTTATGGAATGCAGATCGTATTGGTAGACGGTGATAAATATAAAGACTCTATTGCTTCCAGAATGCAGAGAAAGAATGGTACTGGTTCATGGATGGTTTACAAAGATTGTGATGAGGACTACGCGAAGCAGGTCACTTCGGAACATAAGATAATGGAACGCCTTTCTAATGGTCATCGAAGATCGCGTTGGAAACAAAAGCATTCCCATGGTGACAACCATTATCTGGACTGCGAAGTTTATGCTATGGCAGCTGCAGAACTGCTGGGAGTCCGTGAACTCCATCTTCAGGCAGAGGAAACCGTGGACGATACAGAACCTACAGAAAATCGGATGCCAGAAGAAAAATGGATCGAAACACAGGAGAACTGGCTATCTTAGAGGAGGGAAAAGAATGGCAGAGAATGCGATATTTCCTTTTGGTACACCAAAGGAACAGTTAGATGCTGTAAATCAGGCAATCTATTCCATACTGGCTGGCGGACAGTCTTACCGGATCGGCACCAGGAGTCTGACCAGGGCAGATCTTGCAGAATTGTATGGAATGCAGAAGGCATTGCGGGCAGAAATAGAAAATGACCCGGAAAGCGGCCTTTTTGGAAGCACAGTAGTTGCCGTATTTGACGGGAGGTAGAAAATGACATGGTTAGATAATCTGATCGGCTGGTTGTCACCGGAGACCGGATACCGCAGAGATGCGTTCAGACGAGCCATGGAAGCGGAAAGAAATTATGATGCGGCCAGCTATAAAAGACCAAACAGTAACTGGCGTGTGATCAATGATTCTGCGGAAATGACAGACCGGTACTATCGGGATACGGTTCGAGCCAGAGCCAGGGACCTGGAACGTAATTCAGACATTATGAACGCAGTGATCGGGGCATACCGGAGAAATGTATATGGTGGAGGATACAGGCTGCGGGCAGCCAGCAGGGATGAAAATGTTAATAAACAGTTGGAAAGCCTGTGGAAGATCTGGTGCAAAAAGCAAAACTGTGATGTGACCGGAATGCAGAGCCTGGATGCAATCATGAGAATGGCGATCCAGCGCAAGAAGGTGGACGGTGGCATTTTTTTCATAAAGCGGTATGTTGCTGGCGGTCTGCTCCCGTTCAAACTCCAAATGCTGGAGGTGGATGAACTGGATACTGTAAATACAACTCCTAAGCATGAAGGAAATAAGGTAGTTGGAGGAATTGAGTATAATCCCTGGAACCGTCCTGTGGGATATTTCTTCCGTCAGTACAGCATTGATGGAATGGAAAATGTAGAACCTGTCTATCTGGAAGCAAAGGATGTAATCTTTTATTTTACCAAAAAGAGACCTTCGCAGATCAGGGAATTATCAGATGCGGCACCTACGATCACACGGATCCGCGATGCCAATGAGTTTATGACGGCGGTAGCCATTAAGGAACGCATACTTTCCTGCCTGTCTGTATTTATAAAACGGGACAAACCACCTTCTGGCTTTGGAAATACCAGGCAAGGTACCTCGGGCCCGAAAGATAAGTCCACGGATTATGGTGGAAAGACGGTATCCCCCGGAATGATCATGAACATGAACCCAGGAGATGAGGCTCAATTTTTAAATCCGTCTGGACAGGCAACGGATGCATCGGCTTATATCAAGCAGGAATTACGCCTGATCGGTTCAGGCCAGGGGTTAAGTTATGAAACTACCAGTCGGGATATGTCGGAGAGTAACTATAGTTCAGCCAGACAGGGAATGATCGAAGATGAGCTTACTTACATAGAGGACCGGGAACAGATATTGGAAATACTGGATGAGATCTACGAAACATTTGTCATTTCCTGTGCTTTAACAGGCAGGATCGATCTGCCAGATTTCTGGGAAGACAAAGAGCGGTATCTGCTCCACACATGGATCAAAGCTCCAAAGCGTTGGATCGATCCGTTAAAAGAGGCAAACGCAAACAAGATTGCTTTATATACGGGCCAGAAGAGCTGGGCGGATATGGCTGCGGAAAGTGGAAAAGACTGGAAAGAGCTGATCGATGAAATGGGACAGATCCTGGAATATGGAAAAGAAAAAGGTCTGGATATGGAAAGCGTGATGTTCGGAAAGAAAGTAGGAGGTGAGTCAAGTGACGGAAAATAAAAAGGAAAAACGGCCAGAACAGGGAAAAAGTTTAGAAAGAGAACTGCGTAATGGTATGATCCGTGCGGTAGAAGGACAGGAACGTACTGTAGAATTATCGTTTTCATCAGAAGAGCCATATAGCCGCTGGTGGGGAGTGGAAATTCTGGATCATACAAATGGTTGCGTAGATCTGAACCGTTTAAATGAAATAGGCTGTGTTTTATTTAACCATAACCGGGATAAAGTGATCGGCCGTATCCTGGAGGCAAGAAATGAAAACGGCAGATGTACGGCTACTGTACGGTTCGATGATGATGAACAGTCAGATATCATTTATAAAAAGGTCCAGGGTGGAACATTAAAAGGTGTATCAGTCGGTTATCTGGTAGACAGTTGGGAAGAAGTGGCACCTGGGAAGCAGTCAGCAGATGGTCGGTTTACAGGACCATGTGAGATTGCAAAAAGGTGGACACCTTATGAAATATCCATTGTTTCTGTTCCGGCAGATCCTACGGTAGGTGTAGGAAGGGATATGGAAAATTGCGACGTCGCAAATAAAGGAAGAATGCGGGACATTTACAGTCGGCAGCTTCAGATAAATAAAAACAGAATGAGGAAAGGAGCTATGGTCTGATGAACAGAAAAGAGATCGTAGAGCGGCAGCAGGCAATCCTGGATGCTGCAAAAAGGGAAGGCCGTGAACTTACGGCAGAGGAAACAAGAGAGTTTGAAAGCCTGCAGAGAAGCTTAGATGAAATGGATGCAGGGGAAGGTCAGCAGGGCCAGAGAGGACAGGAAGGTGGAGAAACACCAGAGCAGATGGTCCAGAGAGCACTTGCAGCAGAACGGCAGAGGATTGCGGATATCACAGCCCTTTGCCGTTCTTTTAGTCTGGACGCGTCCAAATACATTTCTTCCGGAAGCAGCATGGAAGAAGTCCGGGCGGCTGTCTTAGAGAACCTGCAGAAAAACCATGGGCCTATCAATGTAAGGGTTACCGCAGACGAAGGAGACAAGTTCAGAGATGCTGCAACAGATGCAATCCTTCTTCGCTCTGGTATTTCTCTGCAGAAGCCAGCAGACGGCGCAACCCAGATGAGAGGTATGTCCCTTCGTGATCTGGCAGTAGAATGCCTTTCAAGAGAAGGGGAAGATATCCTAAGCCTGGTGCGTATGTCTTCTGATGAA